AAGTTCGAGTACAAGTCGTCAAGTGTTTGATGAAATGAGCATGGCGGGTAGCAGTGCTGATTTACTCAAAAATAAATTTTTAGATCTTGGTGGTGATAGTTTAAAAGCACAAGCTGGGCTACAATTATTTGTTGCTGGCATTGAAGGCGTTACTAAATCACTGACAACCTACAGTACTGCACTATACAAAGGTGAGCGCGGCGCCGCAGTATCCGCCAAAGCACTGAACGATCTTGCAACTCCAATACTTGGTGTAATTGATACCTTGGGCACAATTATTAGTATTGGCAGTTTCTTTTTACCTGGTGGAACTTTTGTCAAAGTCTTTATGAAAGGTTTGGCTGTTGCCGGCGGAGGACTATTAAGTCTAGGCGCCAATGCCGCCAAGCTTGCTCTTAAATTTAATACCATTGCTGCCGAGCAGGCTGACAAGTTGTTCAAGAGTTTCAACGAACTCAGCACAGTGGGTGCCGCTGGTGCTGAAGGCATGGACGGTGTGTTTACCATGCTTCAAACCATGGGCATGTCAGCGGCTGAGATTGAAGAGTTCAACAAACTAATTGTCAGCAGTGGTGGAAAATTAGCCTTGATGGGCACCACTGCTGCCGAAGGTGCAAAAGAATTCAGCGCAGTTGCTGGAGGATTGTACAAGAGTGATCTAGGACGCCAGCTTGAAATGTTGGGCATAAACGCTGGCGAACAGCGAGAAGCTGCCTTGGCTTACATGAATATTCAAGCTCGAACCGGGCAAATGCAGTTGAAGAGCACTAGACAACTAATTGAAGAGTCGGCTAAGTTTGCCAAAGAATTGGACTTGTCTGCACAGTTAACCGGACAAACAAGAAAAGAACAACAGGCAGCACGTGAAGCTGCCATGGCAGAAACACGATTCCGTGCGGCATTGATTGATGCTGAACAACGTGGTGATCAAGATGAAATGGCCCGCTTGCAACAAGCCCAACGCATGGCAGCCATTGCCAAGGGCATGGGCGACGAGCGTGGCTTTACTGGCATTTTACAAGCCGCTGCCGGTGGCGGAGCACTAGCAACGCCAGAAGCAGTGGCCGCAGAAATGACCTACGGGGTCAATCAGATATTAAGTCAACCCAATCTCACTGATGCTCAAATGTTACAGCAAATGGGTGCAAGTGTAAAGTTACAAGAAGGACAACTGGCCGGGATCAACAAGTTTATTGGTGGCATTGATGTATTACAAACCAATCTTGTTGCTGGTAACGATCTCCAACGACGTGCTGTGTTATTATCTGAAGGAGCGGCCAAGGCAGGATTTACTGGACCAGATGCAATTACCAAGTTTTTAGAAACTGAACAAGGTAAACGTATTGCTGCCGGTGGTGATACCAAACTTATGGTTGAAGCTGGCCGTGCACAACAAGGTGCGGCCATGACCATGGACAGTGTGGTCAAAACTTTTAACGGTGCAGCCAACATACATGAAACAGCAGCCAAATCATTCAACGATGCTGTTAATCTGTTTGCAAAAACAGTGGGTGCACAGCCAGTAGCTGGCGGAATTCCAACCACAAACGCACCTCTACTGCCACCAGAAGCTCCGGCAATTCAGCAAGCCACCGTGGTTGCAAAAGAAACAAGAGAACTAGCAAACACAGTAGCAGAGCAGGCAGCAGCCGCTGGTGACGCTGTCAAAGAAGCTGAAAAAGCATTAGAAACTGCTAAAAAATCCAATGCAACCAAGGAAGAACAAGCTAAGGTTGAGCAACGAATTCTTGACGCAAAAAAAGAACAAGAGCGACTTGAACAAGAAGAAATTCGTGCAGCCAGAGAAGCACGACAGCGAGAACTTGAAGCTAAAAATGCTCGTCGTGAACAGCGTCGAACTGAAAACGCAGCCAAAGCGACAGGTCAAGCAGCACCAGCTGGATCTCCAAATGCTGGAATGCCACCGGCACCTGGCGCCACTGGACAAACAGCACCATCACGAAGTGGCGCAGGAGCTCAAGGTGCAGCCACTGCGCCAGTTGGTGCAAAGGTACAAGAGAAACCTATAGCCACAGTGCTGGCTGCCGGACCAGGGTTTACCACGGTAGCAACAACAGACAATGACAAACAACAAAGAAAAGGCGCAAGAAATTGGCGCAACAACAATCCTGGTAATCTAGAATTTGGTGATTTTGCAAAGAGCATGGGTGCAGTTGGTACTGACGGAAGATTTGCTGTATTTCCAGACATGCAAGCTGGCATGCGAGCCAAAGAAGAACTGTTGTTTGGTGCAAGATCAAAATATGTTAATTTAAGTATTGCTGATGCTATTTCTAGGTATGCACCACCAATTGAAAACAACACTGATGCTTATATCAAAGCAGTAACGGCAGCAACCACAGCAACTCGAGACACAACATTAAATTCATTAAATGCAACACAACGTTCGGCATTCTTAGAAGCCATAAACAGACAAGAAGGATTCCGACCAGGCGATGTATTGCAAGCAGCTGAAGGTGGTATTTTAAAATCACAGCCAGGTGGTACACTAGTTAACGCTGCCGAAGTTGGAGTAAACGAAGCATTTGTGCCACTACCAAAAGGCAAGAAGATTCCTGTAGATTTTGGTAGAAATACTGAAAAGATATTCAGAGACATCTCAGATATCTTACGTGGAACATCCAATTCAACAATTCCTCAACAGCAAGCATATTCTAATATTACACCGCTAATTAGCAGTATTGGCGATGCCAACAAAGCAACAATTTCTCAGTTGTATTCAGATATTGCTTCTTTGATCAGTGGTATCAGTGACACTAACAAAGCAACAACTACTCAAGCATATTCAGACATTACATCAATGATTGGTGGAATTGGTGATGCAAACAAAACATCTACCACTCAGGCATATTCAGATATCACATCTTTGATCAATGGCATCAGTGATAATTTGGTTGTGGCCGGACCAACAACTACATCAACTACTTCATTGGGTAACGGTAAAGATAATATCAAAAATCTTAAAGACATGTCTCCGGAATCTCTGTTGTCGCCAAATTTTGATGTTAAAATTCTGGCCACAGCAATCGCTAGCGAAATAAAATCTGCACTACGAGAAACAGCTACCAACAATCAGCCACAGGATATTAATTCTGGTGTAATAGTTGATGCTATCAATGAAATGGTCAGGGAACAACGTACCACCAACACCATCAGTCAGCGAATACTACAGGTATCGCAAGCCTAACGGTAAATATATCATCGTATAGGAATCTCAATGTCTTGGAAGAAGTATTTCAAAGTAGCAAATGTTGGTGGAGAACTCAGCCCATTATCGGGCAAAGGTTCTGACGGATTACCCGGCTATGGCCGCAATGATGGCCGACCGCCAGTTGCCAACCATGCTGATATTGCTTACCGCAACTATGCTAGTAGACTCCCAGAAGTCTACACTGGTCACCCAAATCGCATTGCACGTTACAATCAGTACGAGCAAATGGACATGGACAGCGAAATTAACGCATGTCTAGATATTCTAGCTGAGTTCTCCACTCAGACGATTAAGGAAGAGCAAACACCATTCCAGATCAACTACAACGAAAAACCCACTGACAACGAAGTAAAAATTATAAAACAGCAGTTGTTGCAGTGGACAAAACTGAACAAGCTAGATCAACGAATTTTTCGTATTTTTCGTAACACATTGAAATACGGGGATCAGGTATTTGTTAGAGATCCAGAAACGTTTGAACTCTACTGGGTAGACATGACCAAAGTTGCCAGGGTCATTGTCAACGAAAGTGAAGGTAAAAAACCTGAACAGTATGTTATTAGAGACATCAATCCCAACTTTCAAAACTTGACAGTGGCAGCCAAAACCACAACTGATTATCAAAGTAACCCGGCTAGTTCAGGTTATGTTGCACCCATGAATTACGCAGTTCCTAATTCAGGTGGTGGCGGCGGTGCCGGGGTTGGGCAGTCAAGGTTTGCGGCTGCCATGAATGAAACAGTGCTGGATTCAAAACATGTGGTGCATTTGAGCTTGACCGAAGGCTTGGACTTTTATTGGCCGTTTGGACAAAGTATATTGGAAACAATTTTTCGAGTATTCAAACAAAAAGAACTGTTAGAAGACAGTGTTTTAATATATCGTGTTGCCCGTGCTCCAGAACGTAGAGTGTTTAAGATTGACGTGGGAAACATGCCAAGCCACATGGCCATGGCCTTTGTTGAACGTGTCAAAAACGAGATACATCAGCGCAGAATCCCCAGTCACACCGGTGGCGGCGCCAACATAATGGATAGTAGTTACAATCCTCTTAGTATCAACGAAGATTACTTTTTCCCACAAACAGCTGATGGCCGAGGAAGTAGTGTAGATA